GCCCAAGGCCTCGGTCGTGCCGTTCTGGATGGTGGTCGCATCCAGACGCACTTTCGACTCCAAGGCCCGCCAGCGAATCGTCGTCGAGGGGTGCAATTTGAGGGAGATATTGGTACTCGGCGTGCTGTCGCCTAAGACGTACAGCGCCGGCCGGGTCGGATTGGTCAAGCCGACGTTCGTGTACCAGGTCACGCCGTCCGGGTCGGCCGTGCCCAGCTTCGGCGAATAGATCGGCATGTTGCCAGGCGGGAGCTCGATCGTCGCGCCCTGGCCCCAGGCCCGCGCCGCGGCCACGCATTTACGCAGCGGCATCGTGTCGTCGTGCGTCGCCAGGAGCGAGTTGGTCCCAATGTCGGCGAACGCCGCGTCTTGCAGCACCGCCGTCGTGCTCGTCGGCACCGACTGAATCATCGCCCGCAGGGCCTTGCGGACGGCGCCGCTGGTGTCTTCGTCCGGGACCCACGGCAGGGCCCGCTTGAGGACGTTGTTGCCGTCGGCGACCAGCGTGTTGGCGGCCGTGCTCGACCAGCTCGGCGTCGAGCTGCCGCTGCGCCCTTGGAACGGGCCGGTCTTCGTGCAGTCGTAGACTTTCCAGAGGCGGTTGCTGCTGGCGTCCAAGACCGCCGAGCCGATCGGCATCACCGTGTTGGTGCGATGCTCGTAGCTCGGATTCTCGACATCCGGCAGTCCCTTGTAGGCCGCCAATCGCACCTTCTGGCCATAGTCTTGGTACTCGACGAAGGCCTCGTTCAAGTAACCGGAGGCCGTGTCGCTGAACGCCTGGTTGATGACGATGTAACTCGTACCGCGCGAGAGCACGCGTTTTTTGGTGTCGTATTCTTCGTCGCTCGTGGAAGTGGAGTTGACCTCGATGATGTCGTTGTCCGCGTAGTACGTGCCCGTCGCGGCGAGTTGACTATTGCCGCCGCTGTTGCTCACGCTGGTGAACGAATAGACCTCGTCGTCGGTGTTGTTCGGGTTGTGCGCGCGCAGTCCGTCGGCGTCAAGCACGGTGATTACGTCGCGGCCGCTGGTGGTGAAGCCATAGACCGCCATCGACCGCGCGCCCTGCGGCACGTCGAACCGCCAGCGAATCGCCGTGGTCATGTCGCCGGCGGTGCGATAGTTCCAGGTATTGATCGTCAACACGTCGGCGCTGGCCGGCCCCCAACCCCCTTCGCCATCGCCCGGCCGCACCGTGGCAAACCACGGCGTATAGCCCAACATCGTCTGCGTGCCGGAACCGCCGGTCAGCGTGATAATGTTGGCGTTATCGATCGCGTTCTGCGCAGTCGGATGCAGCGAGACCGTCTTCGCCAGACCAGGAGCCGTGCCGGAGACCCGGCGCGCAAAATAGGTTGTGACGTTGTCAAGCGTGATCCCGCCCGTGGGCAGCGCGCCGCCGGAATTGCTCACCCGGATCGGGTCGCCGTTCGCCAGCGGCACTTCGGTTGAGAGCGTGCAGATGTTACTCGAGTGCGTCCAAGTCGGATCAGTCCCGACTTTCGTACCGTAGCTGGCCGTCACGCCGTCGACGGTCGTTTGGCTCGCGCCGAGCGTGCATTCCGGTCCGGAACGCAGCAGCAGAATCCAGTGGTTGACCGCGTAGTCATTCGCTGAGGCGGTGGGCGTACCGGCGTTGTTATTAAACGTGACGGTTGTTTTCAGCCGCGCCGTATGCGTGCCGCTGCCGGTGTTGGTGAAGTTCAAATCGCCGGTGCCGGCGAGCGCTGCCGCGCGGGTCAAATGCGCCGTGAACGTCGTCGACGATTGCACGTCGACGAACACGCGCGTACTGGCCGTGAGCGTCCCACTGGACAGGGCCGGCAATGTGGTCGTCGTCGTGAACGAAATCCCGTCGCCGTCCACCAAGCCATGAGCGCCCGCTGTCGTGACCACGTCCGTAGAGGTATCGACGGTCGCCGTGGAGGAAGTGGTCGCCGTCTGCACAAAGGCGTCGGTGTCCAGCATCGACGCGCCGTGATTTACCGGGCTGAAGACGGACGACTTCGTGATCGCCGTCGCACCGTCGGGCGCCAGCAGGCCGCCAACTTGCGGAGCTTGCCAGCCGGGAATTGCGTCGCCGTCAGCAGCCAGCACGTGGCCAATGGTGATGCCCGTCGCATCCACGCCGCCGCCGGTCTGCGGCCCCGGTACAAACCCGCCTGCGCCGCCGTTGGCCGCGGGATCCCAAATCGGCACGTCGCCGCTGTCGGCCGCGCCGGCGTCCCCTAGGTCCTGCACGTCCAGCGTGTCGAATGTGAAGTCGCCGTCCCCTTCGGCCAGCAAGGCTTGCCGCGCCGTGGCCGTGGCGGCGTTGGTGATATCGGTGAGCTCGCCGAGCTCGCTGACTCCCATGCCGCCGCCGGCGACGTCGATCGGGATCCAGAAGCCGTTGGGATATACGCCCTCATACGCCAGCGCCTGGCCGTCGGTCGGCGCATTCGCGCCCGTGACCTTCACGTCGCCAGTGAGTTGGCGCAAGCGTGTGACTGTGCGTCCGCCGGCGGGCGGCTGTGCCGCGGCCGGCGCGCACAGCATGGCGCCGATCAACAACCCGACCAGCAAACCGTGTAATTTTTCGCTAACGCCTACCATTGGCCGTGCAACCTCGGTCCGGGCATGAGTTTGAAAGTGGGCGTGCCGGCGCTGGCGAACTTGAGCGTGCCGATCCCGGGCGGCAGCGTCACATACTCGCCGTCGGCCAACACGTATTTGTCAGCGCCCGCCGTGGCATCGGCGACGACCGCGGCCTCCGTCGCGAAGTAGATATCCGCGGAGTCCGCGTCGCCGTCGGTTTGTTTGCCGATGTGACCGACCAGGTACGAGCGGTCCGGATTGAGCAACACTTGCGACGGCGTCACCGCCGCCGCGAAGACCGCCGGCCGTCCGTCGATCGACGTAGCGTTAGCCATCGATATCCCTCTGAATCGTAAACGTGATTTGAATCACGCTGGCAAATTGCAGCTTCTGCTCCAGCCAGTCGCGATCGTACAGCGGTTCCGCGCCCGGTTCGAAACTCACGCCGCGGCCGCCGAGCGTGCGGTAGTTGCTGTAGCGATCGCGGATTTCAATCACCAGCGCCAGCCAGGGATCGCAGCTCTCCGGCGTTTTGTCCCGCACCTTGGCCATCACGCCGACGTCGATGCCCCATTGCTCTTGCACGCGGTTGCGCGCGATCAGTTCGTTCGACACGTCGCGCGTGGCCACCAACACCAGCGGTCCGCCGCCGCGTTCCAGTTCCAGCTTGGGGCTGTACTGGCGCTCGGCGGTGAATTGCACCGAAAACAGTTGCGCGTTGAGGTCATTCACGACCTCGTCCGCAATCTCGATCGCGACGTCGTTGAGCACTTGCGCTACGCGCTCCGTCCCAACGCCGCGATCTGGTAATTCACGTTGCCGGCCGACGCCGCCAGGCGCAACAGGTGATTGGTCGTGTCCGCCACGGCGTAGGCCGGGTCGTTCGGGGCGGCGAGCATTAAAAATCCGCCCGGCCGGACAGTGACCTTAAAGGTGTCGTCGGCCGCAAAGGGCGCCTGCCAGGCCGCTCCGGTGCCATTGCCGCCGACGATCAAATCGCCGGCGCTCGTACTGAGGTTCAAAATCAACACCGCGACCACCTCGGCCAGCGTCACCACATTCCGCGTGGGGTCGGTCGTCGGCGACCAGTTGGCCAGGTCGAACATATCCAGGTCAACGTTGGCCCCGCTGATAATCGGCAGCCCAGCGTTGGCAGCGCCTTTGTTGACCATGATCCGATCGGCCTTGTTGGCCGTCGTCCCTTCGGTCAGGCTCAGCGAAGCGGCGAGCTGGGCGATCACGTCGCCGAACGACACGCCGCCGTTGCTGTCGTTGAGTTTCACTTTCAAATCAACCGTACAGACTAAATCCGTCAGAGACGCGGCCATGGAAAAAACCTTCTATTCGCTGGGAATCAATTTCGTATGCACGCGGAGCTGCACGCCGTAGGGATCGCAGGGCCGAAAGCAGTCCTGCCCCGCGAGCGGCAACACCTCATAAGTTTTCAACTGGCCGGCGACGGTCACTTCGAACACGGCGCCGACCCGCGGCAATGTCACGACGCCCAGCAGCACCAGGTCCGCGGCGGTGATCGTAAAATCCCACTGCTCGTGCTGCTCCAGCACGCCGCCCGATTCGACGACTGCTTCCCGTCGTCCATAGGTCGCGATCAAGGACACCGCCGCCTCGCCATCGCGGTACGTCACCGGCTGGCCGGCGTGCGCTTTCATGCGCGTCGCCAACCGGGCCGCACCGATGAACATCCGATCTCCCACGCTGAGCTCCGTGTGTCCGTGCGCGGGAATTACTGTTCCGCAAACCAGGCCCGCAAGGCATCGATCACAAAGCGGCCGGTCGTCGTGCCGGTCGTCTTTTCCAGGTGCGCGATCAAGCCCAACGGATTGGCCGTGGCCGCGATCGTGAACACGGCGTCCGGCAACACCAGCACGGCGTTGACGTAGATCTGCACGTCGGCCGGGTTGCGCGTGTCGAACCACACGGTAGTGCGATTGGCCACCGCCGAGCCCGCCACAATGTCGGCGGTCGTGTCAGTGGCCGCGACTTCGGTCACGGCGTCATCGCTTTCGGCCAGCACATTCAGTGAGCCGCCGTCGATGTGCGCGAACACGCTGGTGCCGATCGCGTCGGCATCGGTCGTGCTGGTGCCGTCGGCGATGCCGATATTGAAATCGACTGCCGCGGCCGAGCCGGCGTCTGCCGGCCGGAAGACCGCTTCAATGATCGCGTTGGCGTCCTTGGAAAACTTGTCCGTGCTCAACAGGTCGATGCACTGCGCTTCGCTCGTGGCCGTCAGCTCCAGCGAAGCCGCGCCGCCCAGGATCTTGGGAAACCCAAAGCCCCCCACGGCCTGCGTCCCCGTCGGCACGCTCAGATAACCGTCGCGCAACGCGTCGACGTCATACCGCGGCCGCACATTGAACGCCACTTCCACGGTCGTGGCCGCCGCGACGGCGTCCGCTTGCACACGTCCCAAGTAGAAGTCGCGATCGTTGACCTTCTTGTAGGTCACCACGTTCGCCGAATGATCCCACCAGGCTTCGCAACCATACAGCAAAGCGATGTCGGCCGCCTTCGCGACTTTGAACGTGCCAAAGACTTGCACGGCGCCCTGGGCCCCGGCTGCAATCGCGTCGGTGGCCACCGCGGCCCGGCCGTCGCCGAGTTGCAACACCTGGCCTGCGGACAACGCCACGGCCGGCGTGTAGTCAACAAAGTTCCCCGCCTGGCGGAGGCTGGCTTCAGACATGTTTCACCTGCAAACCGAAAAGTTAAATGAATTGGAAACGGTTTCGCGTACGCCCGCCGGCGAGGCACTACTGGCCGTTGGCCTTGGTCGCGGCGCGATGATCTTGGAAGGCGACGCCGAAATCGAAGTAGCAGCGCCACTGCATGCCGAGCACGTTGAAATCGGTTTCTGCCGATTCGATCGTGGGCGTGCGCGCCCCCATCAGGTAGGCCAGCTCCACCGCGGCAATGTCGTTGGGATTGCCGAACAGGTACCAGCCGGTGGCCGAGTAGCCCGTCATGGCCGGGTTATCGAGGTACGGCGACACAACCGGTCGATATTTGCCGGCGTGCGGGTTGCTATTGGGACTCGATTTGTTGGCGGTCGTCGTCTCGTTGACGAACTGATCCTTGAACAGCTGACCGGCCAAAACCTCAAGCGCGGCCGGCACCAGCAAAATGGACGGCGCCAACACAATCGGTTTGCCATCGGCGTCGACTTGCTGACGGAACAACAAGAGCTGCGCGGTCAAACCCGAGATCGACAATGCCGATCCCGCGCCCGTGGCCAGGTTCTTGTTGTTGGCGTGGAAGAAGCTGTTCAAGTTCGACAGGACCAGACTGAACACCGCCTCTTCGACCGATAATGCCGTCATGCGGCCGAGTACCTTGGGAATCTGCAAGAAGGCGCCCAAGTCGTCGTTCGTCATCTGTTGCCGATTGAGCGTGATCATCCGGCCAACCGTGTCGATCTGGTTGCTGTAGGTCTGGTCGCTCAATTCAGTGTGCTTGAGCTCGCCCGTCGGTCCGACCTTCTCCAACTTGCCGGATCCGGTCATGCGATAGCGGGTGTGCTGCTTAAAGTCGGAGTGATCGACCTGGCTGCAAATCTGGTTGCTGACCACGGGCACTGCGAAGTAACTTTCCAACAGCGCCTTGTTCGCCACGTTGGACAACGTGCCGGACATGCTCACGTTCGAAAAACCGCCCGAGGCGCGGAGTTCGCGATCGGCGTCCAGTGCCGCCCTAATGACGGCATTGTTCACGCGACCTGGTCGCACATATTTGCCCGTCGCACGAATCACCTCGTACATCAGCGTGTGCAAGCCGGCTCCGCGCAGCTCGAGGCTATTCGCCATATTCAGCGTCTTCTCGTCGTAGTGCTTCTTGAGCGTGTCCTCCGAGATGCCGGCGGACAGGCACAACGACGCTTCGAGCGGCTTGCCGAGGATCTCTTCCTCGCCAGCCATGTGGATCGCCGGGCCCTTGGCGCGCCCATTCCGCATCGCTTCGAGTTCGGTCTTGTCGACGCTCCAGTTCTGTTCGACAGCCTGGGCCGCGATCGACACCTTGCGGGACGTCTTGACACCCTTCACAGTGGCCTCGATCGTCAACTCCGGATCGCCATGCTTGGCGCAGATCTCGCGAATCCGCTCAACCGACTGCAGCTCCTCGGCCACAGCGGCGCGCACGTTCTTGCGTGCGAGCGCTACCAAATCCTCGCCATCCTCCCCACCGGCCGCGGCCTTCACTTGACCGCCCTTGGGGGGCGTCGCCGGCGGACCTGTCGGATTCTGTTCCGCTGCGAAGGCCTTCTGCATGAACTTCGCTTGCGATTCGCTCAGCGCAGCCACATCGAACCCTTGCGCCGCGACAAACTCTTCGAACGTCATTTTGCTACTCCCTCTGGATTGACTCGCGGCCACCCGCGCGCTGGTTTTCCCGTCGGCGCCGCCGGGAACGAAACTGACTTCGCCGAGTAACGTGCGTCGCGCAATCAACGCTGGCCCCCGCACCGTCTGCCCGTTCACAACCGCCGTACTGCCTTCGTTCAGACTTTCGAGCTCCTCAATGCCGACCCCGACGGACGCCTGCCAAGGGAACTTGTTTTTCGCGGTCGCCAACACTTCCTGGGCGGCCGGGCCCGTTCCGCTGACAACGCCGGCCAACGTCAACCGCGTCGGCGAGATGTCCACTTCGTCGGAATGACCGACGAGCTGATTCGCGTCGTGATTCTTGAGAATCGGCGTGCTCTTGGCGGCGCGGCGCATGCCGGCCAGGTCGAGCACGATCGGACGAAAGAACGTGGTCACGCGCATCAGGCCGCCGGTGTAGGCGACCATGGAAAAGCGCGGCAGCTGTTGTTGTTCCGACCCATCCGCCGCGGCCGCGGTGATCTCGCTCCATTCGAGCGACGACGCGGTTAGCTGCAGGCATTGCTGCTCGGCGCTGAGCGCCGCAGCCACGATGAGGTTAGGCATTCGCCGGCTCCTTTTTCTTGGAGTCGGCCGGCTTCTCACTTTCCTCGTCGGTCTCTTCCTCTTCGTCGTCTGGCGATTTGCTGACTACCTGATTCCACGGCACGCCTTGCTCTTCGCACAGCTTGATCTCTTCGGCGCGTTGCATGATCGCATCGCGCCAATCCTGACCTTGTGCCGCGTAGTAATGCGCCAGCGTCAGCAGATTGTTGCGCAATAAGATTTCGGCGGCGTTGGCTTCCTTGGCTGGATCAACGTGTTCATTGCCATCCCAGAACCATTGCCACTGCCAGGCTGCAAAGGGGCCATCCTCGGGCAGCAAACCCGGGATCATCGCCGCTTCATCCAGCCAGGCGAGGAACACTCGATCCAGACACACAATGGCCAGGTCATCGCGATCGACCGTCTGACTCTTATAGTAGACCTGGTGATCGAGCCGCCCGGAGGCGTAGTTGTAGGAAGCGGAATTGCCGGCCGCGACGTTGTACGGCATGTTCACACACCGCGCCGCCTCGTTCAGAATCTTGCTGACAAACGAATCGTAAGTCGTCGTCGGCTGCTTGGCGTCGATCTGGTTGATGTCCCAGCCTGCCGGCAAGGTGACGAAGCTCCGCGGCTCCAGTTCGACAACGTCGCCGGAATCATATTTTTCAACATCCTCCGGCGGCACGTTCGCCTTAATGACGCCGGCGTGATCTGCTGCGGCCTCGGCCGCGGCGATGACGGCCAGCGTGAACCGCCTCAGCTGCGCAAAGAGATGCAACGCCGGCACGATCTCCGGAATGCCGCGGTACTGCTCGGCGCGCTCGCAACGGAACCAATGCACAATCTGCGAGGCGTCGACCGGCCGACTTTTCCAATCGTTGATGCCGAGCTCGCGGCCCACGGGTCGATCGAGAAGGTCATACGCGACTGGGTTGCCGGATTCGTCAAAGCGAATGCCATCAATCCGTTGCGAGTCCGTGACGCTCAGGTCCGTACTGGTCACGCGCTCCGGAGCGATCAAACGCAGGTCCAGCTTGATAGCGCTCGCCAACCGCGGGTTGGTCACCAGCTGCAGGAACGCTTCACCGTCGACGGCCCGACCGCGACGCATAATCCGCAGCTTCTCCGCCAGCCGAACTTGTTTGGCCCAATGGGCAAAAGCGCGTTCGACCCGCTGATTGCCGACGACATCCTTCGTGTTCAGCTGCAGCCGCGGTCCGCGGCCAATGCAATCATTCGACAACGTGCGCATCATTCCCGACAGGTAACTGTTATTGTCCGTTTCGTAGCGGCCGCGATTCCTCAGGATCCTGCGGACCTGGGCGCTATTGCAGCGTTCGGCAGAGAGTCCGTCCGCGTAACGCCAGTGCTTGCGGTTTTCGTCGTTTGTCGCGGCGGTGTCGAAAGACGCATGCGCATTGCCGCCCACAAATCGCACTTCGCGCGGCCGCTCAGCTCGCACAGGCGCAGCCGGCGGACGTCGAAAGAGCTGTTTGAACGCTTGGAGCATTACCGAGTGCCGGGCGGAATGAATTTGCCGTAGCCGACCGCACGGATCGGCCGCGTCGCGGCATCCTTCGCCCGCAGGTATTTGTCCGCCTCGATCAGTTGGCCGAGGTCGTGTTCCTCGACGCTGCCGGCGTCATTGGTCATCCGCTTCGGCGCAGACGCCACGTCTTCGATCTGTTCGCTGAGATTTGCCATCAAGGGGATGTTTCGCCCCGTCGCCGGCGGCGGCAAGGCGCGAAGTTACACCGGTGTAACTTACTCGGAAAACAATCAGCATTCGTGACGTTCGCTGGTGATATAGGTCCGTCCGCAATGCCGGCACTCGCGTTTGCGGCGAGTGATCCGGTTCGTCTTACCGTTCACCGTCGCCATCACCTGCCGTGTCCACACCACGCGACTCTGGGCGCAATTGCAGGATCGGCAGCGTTCCGGGCTAACCTCGGCGGCACTCACCTGCGTTGCTCCCGCTTGGCGCGCAGCTTCGCCGACATGCTCATCGCCGGCGGCGGCGCGACCTTCGACGCCGCCCGGCCTTCTCCCACCTCGATCAGCTTGACCCCTTCCATGCTGGCCACGACGTGACAGCCGACGAACACGTCGAGCCAGTGATTCTCTTTGCCCGGTAGCAGCTTCCAGACCCAGACCATCCGCCCCTTGCCGTAGGCTTCCTCGGCAAATTCGGCGGTTAAGTGCTCGGCCAAGAACCAATGCGCTTTGGCCTGGTCACCGAACAAGGCGAACGCGCCTTTGTTGCCCAGGCCGACGCGCAGTCGCGTTTGAAAGAAGCTCTTCCACCAATTCGTGTCAAACAGCAGGTACGGGATCATCCGCTTCTGGCTGCGCGTGACCTTGGCGTTCAGGCCGATCCGCTCGCCGGGCTTCTTTTGCCCTTCACACAACGGGTTTTCGTGGGCGGAAATGCCGATGCCGCGACTCGGGATCAAGATGCTGG